TTCAATTGCAGAGGCAATCGTTTGTATATTGATATTGATCCAGATAGAGTAACTAAAGACCAATGGTTGCTTATTGAATGTTATAGAGCTCTAGATCCCTCCACATATACAGAAGTTTTTAATGACGTGTTTGTTAAAAAATATGCTACTGCTCTTATGAAAAGATCTTGGGGACAAAACTTAATCAAGTTCAATGGTGTAACACTTCCAGGTGGAGTATCCATGAACGGAAGACAATTATATGACGACGCTATGAGTGAGATAAAAGCACTAATGGATGCTTCTCTAAGCACATACGAACTACCACCACTTGATATGATCGGATGAAAAAGGTTTACTTTCCTCAGCACGGTGGTAAGACTACCGAACAGAATTTAGTACAAGATTTGGTTGATGAACAAATCAAATTGTTTGGTGCAGATGTTTATTATATCCCTAGAACTATGCTGAGGGATAAGACTTTGGGTGAGGTTGTTTACTCAGAGTTTAATCAATCTTATATGATTGAGATGTTACTATTGAATGTTGAGGGATTTGGATCTCCTGTAGATTTTGTTAGTAAGTTTGGTGTAAGGATTAGTGATGAGATTCAATTTGTTATGTCTAGAAGAAGATGGGAACAGTCTCTAGTCCCTGCTTTAAATCTTACTATTACACAGAGACCTAATGAAGGAGATTTAATTTACTATCCTCTGACTGGTAATGCATACGAAATTAAATTTGTAGAAAGAGAGGTACCATTCTACCCATTAGGAGACCTTTATTTTTATACAATCACTGCTGAGATATACGAGCAGGGTGATGATGAGTTTGATACTGGTATTGCAGAGATTGATCAGATTGAATTAGATCATTCTGTAATGACTACATTGAACCTTAGCAATTTACAATCAACTGCTACTGCTACTACTACAATTGACCAAGGTGGAGTCAACAATATTATCATAGGTTCTGGTGGTTCTGGTTATATGACTGCACCAGTACTTACAATATCAGATCCACCCGATGTTGCTAACGGTGATGTACGTGCTACTGCTACAGCTACCATCTACAATGGTGTTGTAAATGCTATTACTATTACAGATGCTGGTAGTGGATATGTAACTGCACCTACAGTTACAATCGATGGACCACAGATTGCTAAAGATTTTATTGCGAGAGAACATGTTGTAGCAGGAAACTTTAATGATCAGGGTGGTAATAGATCTTGGTCTTCTGATGGATTGGGTAAAATCTATGTGGATTACAGTGCGACATTTGATCCTACATTTGCAACTACAACTCAAGTCAAGTATTTCTATTGGGACTTTGAAGATGAGAGATTAAAGTATCGTTACACATATAACGGAACGACTGCAACTACAACTAAGGGTCACTTCTACTACGATTCTGCTAATAACAGATATTGTATCAATGCATATGAAATTACAGATACTAGTGGTCAAAGAGCAAAACTATATGACCTTGCTACAGATAGTATTGGTGAAGTTGGTGGATGGAATGGTAGCAATTTAACTCTAGAGTTGATGAATAGGTCTGGAGATTTCCGTGATGGTGACCTTATAAACGGTACTGTTTCTGGTGCGCTATATACATTAGGATCATTCAGTTCAATAGATAATGCTAACTCTGAGTATGACGCTAATAAAGCGATTGAAGACGGAGCAGATGATATAATTGATTTCTCTGAAGGTAATCCTTTTGGTGAGTTTGGTAATTTTACAGGTAGTTTCTGATGTTAGGATCACATTTTTACAACGAAACAATCCGAAGAACAGTAATCGGTTTTGGAACACTCTTCAATAACATTGACGTAAAGACAAGAGATCCAGAGACAGGCGAGGTTATTGAGACGGAAAAAGTAGCCTTGGCGTATGGACCAAAGCAAAAGTTTTTATACAGATTGTTTGAGAACCCTTCTACACAGAAGGTAGCAATCACAATGCCTAGAATGTATTTTGAGATGAGTGGTATCTCATATGATTCTGGTAGGAAAACATCTCCTGTTCAAAAATATAAGAACGTCATTGCAACAAGTGGTAGTGAGGTAAGAGTACAGTATCTTCCTGTCCCATACACAATAAATTTTGAATTAGGTATTCTAGCAAAAGATCAAGACACAGGTTTACAAATCTTAGAACAAATTCTTCCGTTCTTCCAACCATCTTTTAATATTACATTGAAGATGATTCCAGATATGGATGAGAAAAGGGATGTTGCTATCACACTTAACTCTGTAAACCTAGATGATGAGTGGGACGAGAGTTTCTTAAATAGAAGACTTGTAACATATACATTACAATTCTCTGCAAAGACATATCTATATGGTCCTTACAGCAAGGCAGATATTATCAGGACTGCAAAAGTTATCGAAACTGTTGGAGATCAAGCAGTTGGTCGCAGAGCTGCACAACTATCATACTCTCCAAAAGCAAAGACAGACAAAAACCAAGATGGACAAGTTGATGCTAATGATGATATACTAGTAACACCTGATGATGACTTTGGATTCAATAGTGGATTTGATATCTTATGAGTAGTTTAGAAGAAAACATGGAAGAGATGCTCGACATCGAAGTTGAGTCTACAGAAATCAAACCTAGTAAACCTAGTTTACCAACAGGTGATGATCGTATTAAAGACTATGAATATACTCGTGGAGAGTTGTACTCTCTCATAGATCAGGGTCAGGAGGCAGTCAGAGGTGCCTTGGAGGTTGCGCAGGAAAGTGGGCATCCAAGAGCATATGAAGTTGCTGTAGCAGCAATGAAGCATGTTGCAGACATGTCTGAGAAATTACAAGATCTTCACAAGAAAATGAAAGACCTAGACGAAGAACAGACAGGTCCTAAAAATGTTACTAACAATGCTATGTTTGTTGGTAGCACAACTGAACTACAGAAAATGCTCAAAGAAATGGGTGGAGGCAAACGGTGAACGGACCATCTTATATTAGAAACGTGAGTCGCAGTCTGGATACTCCAGGAAAACAACCAATTAAAATTCAAAAAGTAGATAAACCTTGTCCTGTATTTACTATCACAATTCCTGATTTTAAAAGAGTCAATCAAGAACTAAAAGAATATATTGAAAGACACAGGCATAAGTATCTTGGAACTAAAATGTCTAATCTAAAAACAGATTGGAGAAGTAGTTTTGATATGCATATAGAATGTCCAGAACCTATAGTAAGTGAACTTCTTGATTTTTCTTTAGACGTAGCAAAAAAATTATCTAGTTACTACCAGAATGATTTACAAATTCCATTTTTGGTTGATAACTTTTGGATTGCAGAATACAGTAAAGGAAATCATGCTAGAAAACATGGGCACTATCCAGCAGACTGGGCAGCAGTTTATTACATAGAAGTTGAGGAAAATGCATCACCTTTATGTTTTGAAGATAGACTAAATCTACAACCAGAAGAGGGAATGCTTGTAGTGTTCCCTGGTATTTTAGAACACCGAGTAAAACCAACAGAAGGTAGACGTGTATGTGCAGCAATGAATTTACATAAGTCTCCTTATAAAGAATGGGAAAACATGCATGGAGGTTTTGATAGAAATACAAGTAAGTTAGATGCTAAATAATTAAAATACTGTGTTCTCATGAAGTCATACTCAGAACTTAAAAACCTAACTGAAGCTGCATGGACAAAGAAAGCAGGTAAAAATAAGTCTGGGGGTTTGAATGAAAAAGGACGAAAAAGTTATGAGAGAGAAAATCCAGGCAGCGATCTTAAAGCACCTTCAAAGAAAGTTGGGAACCCTCGCAGAGCGAGCTTTTGTGCGAGAATGAAGGGTATGAAAAAGAAATTAACTTCTAAGAAAACAGCATCTGATCCAGATTCAAGAATTAATAAGTCACTTCGTGCTTGGAATTGCTGACTAATTTGACTTTTTGTGTTTAATTGACTATAATTAAAGAAAGTTTTGAGTTGAATGCGTCTTAACACTAACGATATACTACGTCTAATTACTGCTTGCAGAACCTATCAGGATCAAACAGGTAGTGAATGGATGTGGGAACAATATGATGATTTGATTCACAAACTGAAAACATATCATGATCAAAACTTATCTAATGATGATTCTAGCAAGTTGCCCACCAGTCTATACCCTTCCTGGGACTTGGACTAAGTGCAACGCAATAATCCCACACTATAATGCTGATCCTAATTTAACATTAGGTATATCACTATTAGTTATTACTATACTGTTAGCAGCGTTTGGAGTGTATAAAGGATTCTTTGCAAATAAAGACCTAGCAGACCCATGGGACGATCACGATGACTAATCTACCACTATCAGATATCAAACCAGAAATAAATTTAAAACCTTTCTTAAAACTTCCAGTCGTAGGAAGTTTTTATACTAAACAGGAAGTAGAAAAATTACTTCAAGAAACATTAGCAGAAGCAAAACGCATTGATGAAGAGTCAATGAGAAAGCACAACAGAGACGCTACTGTAATTAGTATGATCCTAGGGTTTACAGCACTTGCATTATTTGTAGATGGTCTGCTAAGATTATTAGGAATCATTCCTCCTTTCATGCACATTGATATTGATGTACTCGATAAGATTGTGGATAGAGTAGAGGGTGATGTACTGGATAAGTTAAAAACAATAGTTAAACGATGAATGATATAACAATATTCATTTTTGGTATTGGGTTTGCCTTAACTGCAGGTGCTGCATTTGCTTTTATGTGGAGGTCTATGGGTGTCGTCTTTAAAGAGATGGACAAGTATGTAGACCGACCATCTCGTAAAGGTATACATCCAGAGATGTCCGAAGTTGAAAATGGAACTGAGTTATTAGTCTTTAAAAGAAAAGATGATGACGAAGACGACAATCTAATAGTAAGAAAATGACTGTACATCAAGACTACGAAATTAATATCAACCTTAACGAGTTGATAGAAAAAAGAATTCCCTGCTGTGATCTATTGCATCCTGATCATTGTTTAACTGAACAACAAGTCTCAGAGATAGCACATGATGTACGCATGGACTTAAATTTACACGATCTATATAAACAGGTAGATCAACACATTATGAACTACGTCAATGCTGCAGGTATTGAGAATAAAGATCATTGGGTTGAAACACATCTACCAGATCTAGATAGAGAAGTAACAGATGAAGTTGGAATAGACTTCGACTAATATTTACAATTAAAATCATGAGAAGAGAAATCTTAGAAGCACTTAAAGCACTATCTATTGGTAGTATTAAAAAAGCAAAGATGAACATAGAAGTTTATCTTTCTAACCCTGTGGGTATTGGAGAGCATCCTGATGTTCTAGGTGCTATTCAAGATCAAATGGACGTCATTGCTAAAGAACAAGAACGTATTGATGTAATAGAAAAGTATTTCAATGAGTGATATTAGTTTTAATGAACACCGTGTGTTTAGAGAAACAGACGATGTTATTTTTTATGATATATCTGTAGAGGAATCAAATGCTAGTGACCTTGTAGTACATACAGGTCCTGCTGTATCGCCTCCAC